TCAACAAGTAGTCAATGTAAATATTACAGGCGATATTAGTCGTCAAACAAAATCGGAAATTTATAGAATGCTCCCGTCTATTGCTGAGGGGGTTAACTCCCACAATAGAGAGAAAGGATTAAGGTAAAATTATGTATGGTATCTATGAAAATGGAGAGGTGATTGCAAGATTCACGACACCGTTAACAATCAAAAGCAATCAGCCAGTCTTCGTTTCAGATACCCTATCACTAAAACGATTTATTAGCCGTAGGAGTGCTCAACGTTGGGAAATCGACGCTGGCCTTGAGCCTCTTACGACTGATGCTCAAGACCTAATGGTTAATTTAGTGACTAAGGGTTATTCTGAAACAGTGACAGTAATTATGCCTCAAAACTATGGAGTTGTAAAGACCAGAACAGCTAGCGGAACTCCTGTAGTTTCTGGTGTAGCTGGTCAAAGTCAAGTTGTTATTTCAAGTGGACTTTCAGGTTTACTACCTAAAGGTACATTTGTAAAGTTTTCAAATCATTCTAAAGTCTATATGACTACTGCTAACTTAACAGGCAATGGTGTATTGACATTATTTCCTCCCCTCGTTTCAAATGTGGCAGGAGGTATGACTTATGGAGATAATGTTCAGATGGAATGTTTATATGACACAGATGTGGTATCAGGAATGGTTTATAGTGATGGTATCTTAATGGATACAGGACAGATAAGGTTATTAGAAAAATTATGATAAAATTCAGTCAAACAGTCCAAGATATATTGGCACAACCAGTAATAGAGGCTTTTTATTTAGTAGAGGTAGTATTATCTCCTACTAATTCTTATAAGACCTCTACTTACTTTAGAGAGCTAACAATTTATAATGGTGTAACACCAGTTGCAACTTATTTAGGTGATGGTAAAATTGTTAGAATTGATACACCTAAGTTATCATCTACTGTAGATAGAGAACTATTTAAAATTAGTTTTGCAGATCCAAACTTTACATTTGGCGCAACTATTGACTCTGGGTTAATAGGAAAAATTGTAGATGTAAAATTAGGCTTTGTAAATCAAATTACTAAACAAGTAGAGACAGATATTTCAAATATTATTACAATTTATCGTGGAGCAATTGACTCTACAGACTATAGTATAAATACTGCAGAAACAGGTGAAGTCCTTTTAAATATTGGTTGTTCAAGTCCAATGAATGACTTAGATATGACTAAACCTTTTTATACAACAAAGGATGCATCTGCATCTAGAGATTCCTCGGATACTGCCTTCGATCAAATTTATGAAGGCTCAGGAGTTTTACAACTTAAGTGGGGGAAAGTATAATGGCAGAGATACTAGCCTACAAAATTTTTAGTTTAACAGTAAGCACATGGATTACAATTGCATCAATCTCATATCAAATTGTTCAAGCTAGAAAAATGAAGAAAGCAGCCCAAGCAGCTGCAGAAGCAAGAAAAGGTTACGAGCTTGTAGTGGAAGGGGAGGGTGTCACTTTACCTATTGTTTACGGAAGAGCAAAGGTAGGTGGTGTTAGATCTTACCATAATGTAGCTAACAATTATGTGTATACAACACCTAACAGCGATAAAGCAATTACTAATCCTGGATTTAATAATAATATAAATGGAGAAAACAATGAATTTTTGTTTTTCCAACAAGCCTTATGTCAAGGCCCAATCAGCAATGTCTATGATGTTGTTTATGATGAGTCCCGCTATTCTGATGATCCGGACCTAAATTCATCTGCTACTACCACGTACGATAGTGGAGATGCTGAAAACCCAAATATTTATACAGAGACTAAACTAAATTCGGGAACTCGTATTGATTTACACTACGGTGATTCTGCTATTGCAGATAGTGTAATGTCAGCTAATAACCCTGAAAGAGTTAATTCTGTATTTACACAAATAAAGAATACTGTAGGTATTGCATACGCTTCTGTTGTAGTAAAATTAGATAGAGATAATCCTGCATTTAATGGCGTTCCTATGCTACAGTTTTTTATTGAAGGTAAAAAGATAAAGAATATTATTAGGTCAGGTACATTAAATAACTATACCTATGGCCTAACATCTACATTAAATTATTCTAATAACTCTGCTTTGTGTTTACTAGACTATTTACTAGATAAAACCTCTGGCAAGGGTATGGATATCTCTTTAATAGATCTAGAATCTTTTTATAATGCAAAAGTAATTTGCGATCAAGTAGTATTACAGGATGCGCTTGTTGGTGGTAAAATTTATTTTCCTACAGATGGTAGCTCTGGAGCAGAAGGAATAACTCCATTAGCTGCTTCTAGAGATGTAAGGTTATACGAATGTAATGCAATTATTGATACTCAAAAGCCATTAAGAGAAAATGTAGAGATTATTCTTTCTACAATGGGTGATGCCAGACTAGTATGGTCAGGTGGAAAATATAAACTTAATTTGCAATATCCTGCAAATAATGAAGCAATAACTATTGCTGCAAACTTAACAGATTCTGATTTAATCTTAGATAACACAGTCAATATTAATTGGCCAAGCTCTAGTGAGAGACTAAATCAATGTACTGTAAGATTCCATAATGAATCCGAAAATTTCAAAGAAGATACAGTATCATGGCCTCCAAAGGTTTCAGGTACAGCTCTAAGAGGTATTGGTGGATTTAAATACCCAGTTGCGGAAGACAAAGGCTGGCCTGATAATACAGGAGGTAGCCTTCTTAAGAAACATGCAGTGTGGTCTGGTTCAGGTTCTTCCTTTGACCAAACATGGAAGTTCTTTGTAAAAGAAACTGGTACATTCAATATAGAGTATACAGGGGATAATAGTTGTATTGTTACAGTAACTACAGCAGCAGGAACTCCAGTATTTTCTGGCAGTCACTCAAACTTTAACACAACTAATACAGGTTCTTTTAGTTTAACTGCAAATACAGAGTATCGTATTCGAGTACAAGGCACTGATGATAACGTTGGAGCCAAAGGTGTTGCTGTTAAAATTAGTAAGGGTGCATTTATCTTTTGGACTACTAGGTCTGAAAACTATACTGGCTTCTTGACTATTGTTAACGATGCAGCTATTTACAATGCAATGAAAGCTGAAGATAACGGATTAGAACTAGAAACAGATATCTTTGCTGATGGTGTTACAGACTATTATCATGCATTAGCTAAGGCTGAAGAGTTAGTTCGTGTTAGCCGTAGTGCCTTTGGTATACAATTTAAATATGTAATCAAAGATAAATTCTTAGAGCCAGGTGACTTTATAAAGTTAAATAGTACTACCTTAAATTTAGGAGTAGGTACTGATCTTTATTTACGAGTAAATGAAGTAAAGATTACTGAAGAAGGTGTTTGTGAAGTCAATGCTACTAGGTTTGATTCTACGCAGTTAGCATGGAATGTTAATGATAACGAGTATATCAAAACACCTAATATTTACAACTTTGTATTTGGCACCCCTACTAATTTAAGTTATACTCAAGAAGAAACTGAGATCTTAAACTCTTCAGGTCGATTGACTTGGAACGGAGTAGACACAAGTGCATTAGATACCTATATTACTTATTATTATATACCAGGAAATATAGATGTAAATAACCAAATTATATGGACTGAATTAGGTAGAACTACAGATACTAGCTTTAATCTTCCACCTCTAACAATAACAAAAACAATATTTGGTGTAAGAGCTTTATCTAAGGCCGGTAGGTTGTCTAACATGGCAACAACTGCTCTCATAGAATTTATACCTGCAGAAACAGTTTTACCTTATACAATAGTATTAACAAATGACTCTTTAACCTTCACTTGTGACAAAGATGGAGTTCCATTAGCTGGTCAATTACCTAAGACTGTAAATGTTTATCTTTATAGAGGCTTGAACATATTAGATCCAGCAGAACTTACATACTATATTAACCCTATAGGTTGTAGCGCTACTATTTCTCAAGGTGTAGTTACTATAACTGCAATTAGTAGCCCGTATGCAGAGATTTTTATATCTATAAATGTTGGTGATTTTTCATTTCAAAAAGAAATTACTTTATCAAAATCAATAACTGGCGCAACTGGAATTGGAGATAAAGGGGATCCGGGAAATCCTGGAGCTCCGGGTACTCAGTATGCTATAGCCACCTTGTACCAATGGTCTCCAACTCAGCCTGGAAATCCAAACAATACCTCCACATATACTTGGAGTACAGGATTAAATTCTGTTTATTCAGGTAGTAATAATTGGTTACCTTATATTCCTCCAAATCCAGGAACTTCAGGTATTCAGCTTTGGACTGCTACAAAAGCAGTTACAGCTGCTGGCGGTACA